CTAAATCCTGTCTTGAGGGTTTCTTTGGTGCTGACCATGAGGTCTCTCCGGCTTGCGGTGCTGGTTGTAATCCTGTAGGAGTGCTAGCTACTTTTACTGCTTCGTTCATTACTTCTTGTAACTCTTCCTTCACAGCGGCTCTCACTTCTTCTCTGATTATCTTTCTAAGTTGATCGAGTTTCATATATATAAATAGTTAGTTTATGGAAGTTGATTATCTATTCTAAATTTTAATTCATCTATTAGTACTTGTTCAGAGCTTGCAAAGGATAAAGGTCCTTTTAGTACTATAATACCTCTAAAATCTTTAGCTACTGCTTGTCTTTGTGGCACACTTATTCCTGTTTCAGTATTAGTTACTATAGATATAGTGTAAGTATTACCGTTTGTATTAGAAGTATACTCTACTCCTTTTCCGTTTCCTCCTGCAGTTGTGCCTGAAGTCCCAGTATTTTTATCTTGTAAACCGTCCAATATGTCTTTTCTATCTTTGTCAGTTAGGTTGGGATTAGATAGACATCTACTGAGTAACATCTATTTTCTATTTATTTTACTCCTAATGGGTGTAAATACTCCTGAGGCAGAAGATAATATACCTAGTATAGCTTTTTGGTCATTCTCTAAAGTGTTAATCATATTAGAGGTGAAAGTTAATACCTGGGCTTGTGTTTGTATAACTCCTGTAGGTACTGAGAATATTACACCTCCAGCAGGTCCTGGGGGCAATCCTATAGTGGAAGGTAATGGCATATGTGCAAGAATTTCTACTATTACTTTACCTACTTTTATAGGTTTGTCTAATTGTTTAGGTAGTTTATTTAACTGACCTACTTGTTTATCTACTTTATTCATTAGACTGTTAATATTATTAACTGTCTTAGACATTTGTTCCAGTACCGGAGGCGGAGGACATTGGTTAAGGAGTTCTAATATTATCTCATTAACTTTGGGTTCGGCATACTCTATAGCCATTGCAAGAAGATCTCCTACTTTTAAAGCTGAGAATTGTGCTAGTAAACTTTTAAAATCTTTTAGGTATCCGTGTGGCATTATTCAGTATATACTTTTTCAGATTTTAGGTCTGATTTCCCTCCCGGGTTAATTTGCCCTTTAAGGGTTTTAATTGATGCTTCAAGTAACTTACCTCTTGTCTGAAATAATGGTATAACATCCTTATTTAATGTTATATGGTTCTGCAGGTCTTCAGCTAATCTCTGTAGATTATCTAGAAGAGTGTTTAAAAACCCTTCCATTGACTCTCCTTTAATAACTGGTTCAAATTCTTCTCTTAAGGCTTTTTCTCCTAGGTATATTTTTTTAGCATCTAATGCTATATAATCTTCAGCATCTAAATTTATAGTTTTAGAAGTAACTCCAAAAGCTTCTTTACTTGAAAATAAAGTACTTTCTTCTTTTGAATTAAAATACAATCTTCCTCCATTCACAACCACTTGTGAACCTTCATACTCATCTGCTTTTGTTGGAGCTTTCTTCCAAGCTTTAGTCTTCTCTCTAGCTTGTGTTAGAGGAACTAGGTGATTAGAAAGGAGGTATATAGAAGTTGAATCTTCATTTATATTCTCAACAATATGACTTATTTCTTGATTTGTGTCTGTAGCACCATTTGAAATGATAGTAAATGGTTTTCCGTTATTACTTTCATTAGAGAGTGTATTAAAATCAGAAACCGTACCTCCCATTCTTATCGAATGGCCATATCTGCCTTGTAAAATTAAATCACCAGGAAAAGGTGAAAGTGGTTTTACTTCATTATTTTCTATGAACTTACCCGTATCTACCTTCTCTTCTGGTTCGTTAACAAGTTGGTTGTTATTATTGTTATTCCAAATACTAACAATGGATGAATAATATAGTTTTGTTGCATTCCTATCTACATCACCTGCTTTTTCACTTGGTAAAATATCTAATATTACTATTTCATTAACAAGCGGTAATAGGTTAGTACTATTATTTGAGGGGAAAGCAAAAGGTAGTTTATTAATCTGATTTTTATCTACTTTACGATCTAGTGGGGCATACCTAATAACTCCTATTGATAACTCTTTACCCATCTTTTCATACTCAGGGTGCTTTGAGTTTAAAATTACGTCATATACTCTTACTGTAACGGTTTTATTTAAGAATCTTATTTGACCCCTATCTAAATCAGAATCCCCAAAATTTGTAGAGTATTTACTCATCTGTTTCTTCTTCTTTCTTAACTGATTCTAATTCTTCTTCTATCTGATTCTGTTCTTCTAATAAGTCTTGGAGATCTGAGAAATCAAAGTCACTTGCTGATTCACCTTTAGCTTCTGCGCTTACTATCCTTTGAATGATTGTGGCCATCTTAATTAAAGCGTCGTCATTCTTAACACCTATCTCCATGTATTCTTTTATCATAGGGACGATTAAAGTCGCATCTCCAATGTTTTCTATTAAAGGTTTTAACTCTCTAATTAAACCTTGTACTTGTGATCTGGTGTCTTTAGAATTGTCGTATATTTCTCCGAAGAGGTCAGATAGAGTCTTTCCGTTAAATATTTCTTTATCTAAACTCATAGTTTATAGTTTTATTATAAATAGAGTTACAATGGTTTTCGGGAAAGTAACCCTAAGTCGTAGTAATGTTGGTACTTATCGTAGAAGTTTCTTTTAAGTACATTTAAAACTTTAGTTAATTGTGGTGTTTCACAATCAGTCATCTCTCTTATATATATGTATAAAGCTTTTTTCTTAAATATATCTAAATCATTTCTAGTTTTAAATATAGTTAATACAGCGTCTGCTATTTTTAACTCCTCCGGTTTAACAAATATATAATCTATTTCATTATACATTTCCTCAACCCATTCATCTATAAAAGAACTTAATGTTCTAGCGTTAGGAGAATCTGGATCACCTGTGGTTTCGTATGATTCTTCTATATCTGAGAAGGAACCTATCTGTTTAAGTTTTTTATAGTTAATGTTATTATAGTTTATTAACCATCTTTTAACTATAGTGCCAAAATAGGAATACGCTTTGGCGCCATTCGTAGGATCAAACTTATCTATCTTCTGTTCAAGTAAAACAGAAACGACCTCGTGTTTGAGGTCTTCTATCCGCTCTACATCTGTATAGTAGAATTTAAATGTATGTATTATATTTTCCGCTAATTTATAAAACGGTAAATAAATGTGGTCTGTAAATATTTTAGCTCTGTATTCGTGGTCAGTTGATTCGTTATATTTTACTATATAATCTTCTGTCTCTGAGGTAAAGTAGTTAGCTTTGGATTTCTTCCTTGCCATAGTTTTCGGGGAGCATGTATTTATCTAGCTCAGTCTGTACTGCTTGCATTTGTTTAAAGAACTCTCCAACCTCATCATCAGATTGAAATACCCCCTTTTCATCTAACTTTGAAAGGTGTTGGTGAGATTCTGCTATTATGTTCGATATATTCTGTAAGTATCCGGTTTGGTCTAATGTTACATCCTCATACTTCTCTACTTTTCTAAGTAGGTTATATATAATATAAGATAAAATTCCGGAGAATACAACTAATACGGCAATTATTATATATTGTACCATTTTATAAGTTTTTTAGCATGTTAGATAATCCTTCTGAGGCTTTAACCGGTCTACCTGTAGTAGAGGTTATCTTTTCACTCTTAGGTTTAGTAGAACCACCATTTCTTTTCCACATATCATACTCTACCTTAGAAGCTAAGAAGTCTGCTGAGTGTAAAATGGAAATTAAACCTGTTTTCTGTCTAGAGGATTCAACATTACTGAAGAAATAAGCTTCATTTGCCTTATCAAATACACCATCATGACATCTAATACCTAAATATTCCTTCTGGTTAACTGGTATTCCAAATTTCTGAAGGATAAATAAGGATCTGTCCGGTATAAGCATGAAATCTAAATCAGGATTAAAGGTATACATCTCAGATAACTTATCTTGACGCCATTTATCAGTTTGAGGAATATAGTTTGGAGCTTCTCCATCACCTATTTTACCTAAATCATGAAATAAAGCAGCAAAAGCTAACTCTTCATCGGTAAAATCAACGGTTCCACCCATTTCCTTGTACATAGCCATCTGTTTGAAAGCATATTGAACAACTCTATTGACATGATCTACATATCCACCGGGAAAAGCATTGTGATACCAAGTTTTACCACTAGCAGGAGCCATAACATAGATATCGGAAAGTTTTTCCAACATTGCTAATACCTTCTCCTTACGTTCTCCGGTAATATAATGGTTGACAATCTTAATATGCTTGTCCCAATTAGTTTGAATTTGTTCTGCTTGTAACATAGATAACCTTTTTAGTATTTAATTAATATTATATTATTTATATATATTATTGTTATTATTATATTCTATATTATAATTATTATTTATATATATTTATATACTTATATATATTTTATTATTATATAATATAAAGGTATGAAAAATAATTTAAAGAATCAACTATTCGACAATAAATTTTTGTTTATAGTGATCTTTTACTTGAGATTCTATACCTGCATCCCAAAATACCTCCATATATAGTGTAATTGTATCACCAATTGACTCTGGAGGGAATGGTCCGAGTACTCTTTTTGTATATAATTTAGAATCTCCTTTATCTGAGAAGTATATCTCGGTATTTTGTGCAATATTTACCTTAGTTCCCCTAAATTGATTAAGAATAACCTCAATTTTTTCACTTGGAAGTATGGTTCCCTACGAAGTTCTATTAGAACCGAAGGGATTATAGTAGTAATCCGGCATAACTAACGTGTCTCCAATCGTCCATATTAGGTTAGAATCGAATCTAGCCGTAACAAATGGTGAATCATTGTAGTGATATTCGGGAGAAGTAGGTTCTGCATAAGCATCTACCGAAAAATAAGGTAAATATTCACGAGTCCAATCTAATTTTACATGGTAATACCCATTTTCATCCGGTGGAACAGGGAAAATAACCCCTGCTTCACAATCTCCAGACGGACAAGTAGTAGAAAAATCATCGGAAGGTGTGCAGGAGGTTGCTAATAGTAGAAATAATAACGGCTTCGCCGCCGCGCAAAACGCGCGAAGTTGCCACGAGTTTTTATTCTTCATGATCTTCCATTTTATATGGTTCACCAATACGTTCCACTACCGATCTAGCTTGTTCTAGCGATATATTAAAGAATTCCTTCTTCTTATTAACGCGGAATCCTTCTCCTTCTAAGTAGTAATGTATTTCCTTTTCGAGATCATGGGCATTAAAGCAAGGATAAGCTCATTCTACCTTAAAGTCTAGTGCGACTCCCGTGGCAGAGTTAATCTGCTTTACTCTCTCCGAGGGTTTATTCTTTGTAAAACCAATCTTAACAAGACCGGGCATCGTTTCATTAGAGAGGATATATATCCATTGGCAGTTTACTACACCAGTTGGCATTTTAATATGCCTGGAGCGGTTGGTATAGTACCTAACATCATCCCATCCTTCAGAGGCCGGGTATTGATCACTCGTAGATGGAGTGATAGTGAAATAAGATGCTGGAGTGTTTAATTGATCTTCGTCTACAGAAAGAAAGCCTTCGGCTTGTTCTGGAGTAATCTTAGTGATTTTGACTACTTCTTTATTGCTCATGATATAACCTTTATTATTATACCTTAAGATAAGAAGATTATTTTAAAGAAACAACTTTATCTATTAAAAGTTCCCTAAAATTCTTAATAACAGCACATTTTTCATACTCCTCTATTGATTCATAGTATACTCTTAAGTCATCTAAAGCTTTATATACATTTTCACTATCAAAAGCTTCTCCTATAGTGTATTCATCCTTAAAGCTTGTACTGTCTATTCTTCTTAAGTAGTTATAGAGTTTATTATAATACTTATATTTTATCATAACCTTAACCTCTTTATACTCTTCTGGGAAGTTTCTACTATACATCATATCCATTAACTCAAAGTTCTCAAGTCCTCTAAGTATCATTCCCATTAAAACAAAAGGATTGTCTAGAACATCTTTTACTCCATGTTCTATATATACTTCTTCATCTCCTTGTTCGAAGATTGAGAATAAAG